GGCCTTGCATTCTCAAAAGGCGAAAAAGGCTGGTGGCAGGACGAGCTCTACGAATCCCTGCTCGCCGCCAACGTCTGGAACCCATCCGTTAACCCGGACGGGTGGAAGAAGATCACGGAAGAAGGTACATAGCCATGGACACCACGACTATCATCGTTACGCTCGTCTGCGCCGTGCTCGGCAAGGCGGATAGAAGCGTATGAGCACAAGCAACACCGTCGGGCAGAAAATGACCGACGCAGAGCTCGCGAAGCTTGAAAAGCGGATTGCTGCGATATATAGGGAAGCGTATAACGATCTGACGGATACGATCAGGGATTACTTCGGCAAATTTGCAGCGCGTGACGCGGTGGAAAAGGCGCGCATGGAAGCCGGGGAGATCTCGGAGGATCAATACAAGCAATGGCGGCTTGCGCAGATCGGGCGTGGAAGGCGCTTTGAGGCGCTACGGGATAAGGTCGCAGAGCGCATGACAAACGCCAACGTGACCGCCGTTGCTTACGTCAACGATGCAACGCCCGGCATTTACAGTTTGAACCGGAATTTCGCGGCGTACACCATTGAGCAGGTGACCGGCGATGTCGGCTTCGACATTTGGGACGAACAGACCGTGAAGCGCCTGATCTCCGAGCAGCCGGAGCTTATGCCGTACTATCCGGAAAAGCGGGCGCTCAATCGCGGGATAGATCTTGCATACGGGAAAAAGCAGATCACGGCCAGCGTAACCAGTTCCATTTTGCAGGGCCGGAGCATCAAAGGCATGGCGGATGATCTGCAAAGCCGCATTACCACCATGAACCGCGACAGCGCCATCCGGACGGCCCGCACAGCCGTCACCGGCGCACAGAACGCCGGACGTCTGGATTCCTATTATGCTGCCGAGAAAATGGGAATCAAGTGCAGAAAACAATGGATGGCGACGCTCGATGGAAGAACCCGCCACTCCCACGCCATGCTCGACGGAGAAATCGTCGACAACGACAAGAAATTTTCCAACGGTTGCCGATACCCAGGCGACCCAAACGGCCCACCGTCCGAAATCTATAACTGCCGCTGCACGCTGGTATCCGAGATTGAAGGAATCAACGCCTCCGGAGGCAAGCGCCGCGCCAGGAACCAGGCGACCGGACGGAATGAGCTGATTGAGAATATGAGCTATGCTGAATGGGCAGGGTGGAAAAAGAAAAATGGACGTTAAATTTATCGACAACTCCGAAGAAGTGAAGTCTGCTATGCACGACGCGCTGATTCGCGCCCTAGAAAAGATCGGCATGACGGCCGAAAAGTATGCAAAGCGGCTTTGCCCGGTGGACACCGGCAATCTGAGGAACAGTATCACGCACCGCGTAGATGAAGGGGAACCGGCTGCATACATCGGAAGTGACACGGAATATGCCGCATACGTCGAACTCGGAACCGGCAAGCATTATCCGGGCGGCAGGCCTACGCCGTGGGCGTATCAGGACGCGAATGGGAGCTGGCACTGGACGGCTGGAAACAAAGCACAGCCGTATTTGAAGCCCGCAGCGGCGAACCATGCGGCGCAATACCGGCAAATCGTCGAAGATGAGATGAAAAACAGCTAAAGATTGCGTCCCAGAGCCATAAATATACGGTATAAGTGTGGTAACAGCAAAGAAATGACTGTTGCCACATTTTTTGTTCTGTCGCGGCAAAGCACCGCCGACAAGGGAAAGGAAGATAGAACATGGCACTGACGCGCAAGCTCCTGAAGGGAATGGGGCTTAACGAGGAACAGATGGACACTATCATTGAGGCACACACCGATACCGTCGACGGGCTGAAAAGCGACCTTGCACGGTATAAGGCAGACGCCGAAAAGCTCCCCGGAGTACAGGCGGAGCTTGAAAACCTGAAAGCCAAAGGCGACGATGGCTGGAAGGATAAGCACGACAAAGTCAAAAAGGAATTTGACGATTACAAACGAGAGCAGCTGCAGAAGGAAACCAAGTCCGCGAAGGAAACCGCGTACCGGGAGCTTTTGAAATCTGCGGGTATCAGCGAAAAACGAATTGATTCGGTTTTGAAGGTCACCGATCTTTCTGCGGTTGAATTGTTGGAAGACGGCAAGATCAAGAACGCCGATGATTTGAAGAAGTCCATCAAGGAAGAGTGGGCAGATTTCGTTGTTACCACGAAACAGAAGGGCGCGGACACCAAAGACCCGCCCGCAAACAACGGCGGCGCTATGAGCCGGGACGACATCTTCAAAATCAGGGACGCGTCTGAACGGCAGGCAGCAATTGCCGCAAATCTCAATTTGTTCGGAAAGGAAGAATAATATGGGAGCAAAAAACAACCTGACCATGACGAGCGACGTTCAGGTAACCGCTCGTGAAATCGATTTTGTAACCCGCTTTGCGCGGAACTGGCAGCACCTGCGCGACATTTTAGGCATTATGCGCCCCATCAAAAAGCAGCCGGGCACCGTCCTGAAATCCAAGACTGCAAGCGTGACGCTCGCGCAGAGCGTCGGTGAGGGTGAAGAGATTCCCTACTCCAAAGCTACTGTCATCGAGAAGGACTATGCGAACATCAACGTCGAAAAGTACGCGAAGGCGGTCTCCATCGAGGCAATCAAGGAATACGGATATGACGTCGCAGTCGCGATGACCGATGAAGCTTTCCTGTATGAGCTTCAAACCAACGTCACGAACCGGTTCTACGACTACCTGAATACCGGTATGCTGACCGTCAGCGAAACCAACTGGCAGCGCGCGCTTGCGATGGCGAAGGGCGCTGTTATCAACAAGTTCAAGCAGATGCACCGCACCGCGACCAACGTTGTTGGCTTCGTGAACGTGATGGATCTGTACGATTACCTCGGTGGCGCAGACATCACCATTCAGACCGAGTTCGGATTCCAGTACATCAAGAATTTCATGGGCTACAGCACGGTTTTCCTGCTGTCCGACGATGAGATCAAGCGCGGCCGCGTGATCGCGACGCCGGTTGAAAACATCGTTCTGTACTACATCGACCCGGCTGACAGCGATTTCGCCCGTGCCGGTCTTGACTACAGAACTGATGGCGAAACAAACCTTGTCGGCTTCCACGTGCAGGGTAATTACTCCACTGCCGTCTCCGAGTCCTTTGCGATCATGGGCATGACCCTGTTCGCGGAGTATCAGGACGGCATTGCCGTTGCTGACATTGACGAGACCCCGTCGCTCGGCACGCTGACCGTTACTTCGGCAGCCGGAACCGCAACCGGCAACACGAAGATCACGGTCACGCCCGCGAAGGAAGCAAGCGGAAACGTCTACAAGTACAAGGTAGGCGATTCGGCTGAGACTGTGACCTATGGCCAGAATGTAAGAACATGGTCGACGTGGGACGGCAAGTCCGATATCACGGCAGCGACGGGCAAGAAGATCACAGTCGTTGAGGCTGACGCGACTTACAAAGCGCAGAAGGCTGGCAACGCGACGGTAGCGGCGAAGTAATGGGGGTGGCGGTGTGATGCTGACTGAATTATGTGGCGTGCTTCGGAACTGGTTTGAAACTGACAGAATCAGTGGCACGTACACGGTCGAAAACGGCAGCATCACACTGCCGTTTTTGCAAAACGGGCAGTTTTTCCGCGTGGTGGGATCTGTTTTCAACGACGGAGTTCACCAATACCCGGATTACGCGATGGCAGACGAGACATTTGACGGCTCTATCTGGCCGATGGCCGTCCCCTCCGCTGTCCTTGCCCTCGAAGCTGAGATCAGAGCATGGCAGGAGAAAAACGGCGACGCAGCAGCAAGCCCGTTCACCTCGGAAAGCTTCGGCGGGTATAGCTACTCGAAGGGATCAAGCGGAAGCACGTCCGCGAGCGGGGCCGTGACATGGCAGACAACGTTCAAATCGCGCATGAACCAGTGGAGGAAGATCTGATATGAGCTTACTTGATGATTTTGCCCGCCCGTGCGTGCTGCTCGAAAAAAGCCGCACACCGGATGGAGCGGGCGGATATATCACCACATGGACGGATGGCGCGGAGTTTATGAACTATCAGGCGCTTGACACGTCCATGGAGGCGCGCAGAGCGGAGAAAGAGGGCGTGACAAGCGTTTACTCGGTGCTTGTGCAAAAAGCCGTACCAATCGATTATAACGACTTCTTCCGCGACAAGACAACCGGCGAGACGTACCGCGTCACGTCCGAGCCGAAGGACAAACAGACGCCGAAGTCCGCTAGCTTTGCCCTGAAATACTTCACTGCTGAAAAGAAAGCACTGCCGACATGACAAAAGACAAAGCATTGCACGCGTGGTTCTCACAATTCCTGACGGCCTATCCCGCGTCCAGCGTGCCGGACGACGCCGTTTTCCCGTGGCTGACCTATGAACTGATCACAGGCGCGTGGGACAGCGGAGAAATCGGCCTGACAGTAAATCTGTGGTACTACACCACGCAGGAAGCAGAACCGAACGCGAAAGCGCAGGAAATCTCGGACGCTATCGGCTTGGGCGGCGTGTTTGTGCCGTGTGACGACGGCGCAATCTGGATCAAGCGCGGATCTCCGTGGTGTCAGAACGTCCGGGACGATTCTGATACGAATATCAAGCGGCGGTATTTGAACATCACAGTCGAATACATTACCGCGAACTGAAAGGACTGATTTCATGGCGAAATTTACAAAAATCCCTGCTGATACCTTCAAGCAGCTGCAAATCAATGCCGGTGTGATTCTGAGCGATTTCACACCGGCGACCGGTGCGTTTGAACCAGAAAATCAGCTGGGCGCTACCACCGGAGGCATTACACTCACGGCGACGCCCACATATACCGACTTCGGCGAAGACGTGGACAACTGCCCCAAGAACACCATGGAGCTGAAGCGGCAGGATGATGTAGAAGTGAAGTGCTCCGGTACTTTTGTAACGGTAACCACCACGTCTGCAAAATCTCTGATGGCGGCGGCGGACATCGACGGCACGGACACAACCAAGGTCGTCCCGCGCCGAGACCTGTCCAGTGCTGATTTTTCTGACATTTGGATTGTTGGGGACTACTCCGACAAGAACGGCGCGAATAACGGCGGGTTTATCGCGATCCGCATGATGAATGCGCTTTCTACCGGCGGATTCCAGCTGAAAACCGCCGACAAGGGCAAGGGACAGATGGCGTTTGAATACACCGCGCATTATTCGATCTCAAAGCAGGATGTTGTGCCGTATGAACTGTACATCAAGGCCGGTACGGCAGAAGCCTGATAGGAGGGCAGCATGAAACTTTCGGAATTCAGCACCGACAGGGCGGCGGATATCCTATGCGAGATCAGCGTATACACGCTGAATATCCTGTCCGACGAAGAATTCAGGGGAAGCCTGAAAAAGCTGACAGACGACGAAAAGCCGCAGACAGTCGGCGAGAGGTACGCAATCGGCGTGCAGCGCATCGGCCAGTGGATCCCGCTGATCCTGAAAAAGCATAGAGAAGACGCGTTTAGCATTCTGGCTGTGATAAACAGCGTGACAGTTGACGCGATCCGGGAGCAGAACGTTCTCGTTACAATGCGGCAGATCCGGGAACTGGCCGAGGACAAAGATCTCACTGATTTTTTCAAGTCGTGCGCGTCGGAGGCGAAAGCGTAACGCTTGCGCTGCTGGCGGCTCCAAAGATAAGCGCGGGAGGGCTGATTCGCCTTTTGCCGATTTTGATAAAGCGGCAGAACGAGGAATCAGCCTTTCGCATTTATGCGGCGGAGTGTATGCGCACGATCACGGAAAATACAGCGAAATTCGCGGGCGGAAGCTTTGTGCAGGCAAAGTACACCGACATCATCAGCCCGAAGCCGCAGGATAACCGAACCTGCGAGGAGATCACCGCCGACGTTGTACGCCGGTGCGGATTGAAGGTGAAAAAATCCAAAGATGAATCTGTTTGAACTTTTTGTAAAAATCGGCGCCGATACGTCCGAGGCAGACAAGGGCATCGACGAAACCGGGAAGAAAACATTCGGCCTCGGCGAGAAGATTAAAAACGGCCTTGCTACTGTCGGCAAGGCTGCGGTAGTCGGCGTGACGGCAGCGGCGACGGCAATCGGCACGATCGGCACAAAGGCGGTCCAGGCATACGCAGACTATGAGCAGCTCGTCGGCGGCGTGGAGACGCTTTTTAAGGATAGCCAAGATAAAGTCATGGAGTACGCAAACAACGCGTATAAAACCGCTGGGTTGTCTGCGAATGAGTACATGGAGACGGTGACAAGCTTTTCTGCATCCCTGCTGCAGTCTCTCGATGGGGATACCAGTGCAGCGGCAGAAAAAGCAAATTTGGCGCTGACTGATATGTCCGATAATGCCAACAAAATGGGATCGGACATGACTTTAATCCAAAATGCATATCAGGGCTTCGCAAAAGCAAACTATACGATGCTTGATAACCTCAAGCTCGGCTACGGCGGCACGCAGGCCGAAATGCAGCGCCTCCTTGAAGATGCGGAGAAAATTTCCGGTATCAAATACGATATTTCCAGCTATGCGGATATCGTAGATGCAATCCATGTCGTGCAGACCGAAATGGGCATCACCGGCACGACCGCAAAAGAAGCCGCGTCCACAATTCAAGGCTCGTTCGGTATGGTAAAAGCCGCATGGAAGAACCTCGTGACCGGCCTCGCCGACCCGGATCAGAATCTCGGAACTCTCGTGGGCAACTTCACGGATTCCATTGTCGTTGCGGGCAATAACCTGATCCCGCGCATTCAGGAGCTTTTGCCGCGCATTGTGGAGGCGATTACTACGCTGATGGTAACCGTAAGCACGCAGCTTCCGGGCATACTCGGATCCACCCTTCCCTCGCTTATTGAGGGCGCATCAAATCTGGTTACCGGGCTTATGTCCGCGCTCCCGGAAATCCTTACCGTTCTGGGCGATATTGCGCCAACAGCAATTGGAATTCTAGTCCCGGCCATAGTCGAGCTTCTGCCGGAAATCATTCAAACCGGTATAGATGTTGTTATCTCTCTGGTACAAGGCATTACGGAGACGCTTCCGGAATTGATCCCGGCGGCAACAGAAGCAATCATCAAAATCGCTGAAACGCTGACCGACCCTGGCAACCTCGGGAATTTGGTAGATGCGGCACTTGAGATCATCCTCGCTCTGGCGGACGGAATCATTGACGCCGTCCCGAGGCTGCTTGAGGTGGCTCCCAAGATTATCACAAATCTCATCACCGCGCTTATTGAAAACTTCCCCAAAATCATAGAATCCGGTGTAAAGCTTGTCATGTCGCTCGTCGACGGCCTGATTAAATCCATTCCGCAGCTTACTGCGTCTGTGCCAAAGCTTATTATCGGGATTGTACAGGGGATTCTTAACAATCTTCCGCAGATCATCATGTCCGGCCCGCAAATCATTATGGCGCTTATTGAGGGGCTTATTAGCGCAATCCCGGATCTTGTCATGTCGATCCCAACGATAATCAAATCGATTGTAGATACCTTCCTGGGCTACGATTGGAGCAGCATTGGCAGCAACATTGTCGACGGAATCAAAAATGGATTTTTGAATATGTGGGACAACCTGAAAAATACAGTTAGCAATATGGTCGATGGCCTTGTCGGTGGAGTCAAAAGCATTCTCGGCATCGCGTCCCCGTCGAAAGTCTTCGCTGGTATCGGCGGCTACATGGCCGAGGGCCTTGGGCAGGGCTTCAGCCGCGAAATGACCGGCGTTCGGAAGGATATCGAGGATCAGATGACTTTCGGCACAACGTCCTTCTCCGTATCCGGCGCGGCAAAGTCCTCCGTCGGCGTCGTGAACGGCCTGCTTGCCAACAATCAGCCGAACCCGCTGACACAGGTGAATCTTGTCGTTGACGGCCAAACGCTGGCGCGGGTGCTGTTTGATCCGCTGCGAGGCGAAATTCTGCAAAGGGGTGTGTCACTTGCGTAGAATTAAAATCACGGACGGCACAAACACAGTCACCCTTCTGCGTGATCTCGTGTTCACGATTCAGCCGAAGGATATCGGCGCAACCGCGACAATGGCATCCGGAAAGACCGTCATGGACATCATCGGCGTAAAAAATGAGCTGAAAATCCCGACCGGGTGGCTATCCGTTTCCGACTTGCGGAAGCTCCGCAGCATGATCAACACGAAACACGTGTTGAGCGTGACATACCCGGATGTAGACGGCGACAAAACAAGAGAATTCCTTTTTGAACAGCCGGAATACAAGGCAATCATCTATGACGAGGACGGGGTGTCTCAGTGGTGCGGCGTCACGATCTCCGCGACACAGCAAGGGGTGGATTGATGCAGAAGGTATCGAGCAATTACGCACCGTTTACACCGGTGCGTGAGGTTGGTATGCTCGTCCGGTTTTACCTCGTCGATCCGTCCGCAAAAAAGAACGGAACGGTTTCAGCATCGGATTCCGCGCCGGGGACCAGAGCAAGCGAGACAATCAGCGAAAACGAAACCATATCCGGGAAGTTTGCCGGGCTGGAGCTGAATCGATGGATGCTGGATGGGACAATTGATATCCCAAATGACGGATTTGAAGGGCAGCAAACAGGTTGGTGGAGCGGGGAAGTTTCGGACGAAAATGCGGAGCTGGACAGTACCCTTACCTTTGAGTTCTCCGCGCCGGTGTCGACCGTTGGATGGGCGCTGCTGTTCGACGATAAAATACAGCAGTATCCGGCCCAGATCACACTAACCGCATACGGGAGCGATAACGCCGTGATTGCAGCCGCAACAAAAGCGATCACACAGGTTCGGCAGAACATCAGCCTGCCAGCGGCAAATTACACAAGGCTGACGCTTCAGTTCGATAAAACGTACTTGCCGAAAACACGGGCAAGGCTGCGGCAGATCGATTTCGGCCTGACAGAAACATATGAAAACGATAGCATGGCAAATGTACAGATCGTGGAGGAAGCGTCCGTTTCCTGCGATGCTTTCCCGTCGAGGCAGATATCCTTTACATTCGATAACGCTGATCACAGATACAACATCCTCAATCCGGATGGAATTTTTGCGGTGATTCAGGAGGGGCAAAAGCTTCTGGCAAAGTGCATCGTAAACGGAGAAAACGTCGATGTCGGCGAATTTTTCTTTACGTCGGTAACGGCAACAAATTCCGGCGTAACGGCGCAGCTGGTAGGCAACGATATGGCTGCGGCGCTCGAACGGGCGACATATGAATCAGGGAGCGCTACCGCGTGCGAACTGCAAGCGGCGGTCGCCGCCGTCCTGACCGGCTATGATATCACGGTAATCTATGGCGGCAATGTGGCAGAAAGAACAGTTGTTCCCGCAATTCCCAGAAAAACAACGCGTCGGGAAGCGATCCGGCTGCTGGCGCAGGCGGCCATGTGTTCCGTGTGGTTTGATCGAGCCGGGGATCTGCATATTGCGGAGCTGTCTTCCGGCACTGTGCGCGGGGCCATAACACCGGATGAACTGTATGATTACGACGGCGTGAGCATCGCAGAAGCAGTTGACTGCGTGGAGCTGCACATCAAGAGCGATTACTCGGATAGCGTCGACGAAACGGTAACAGCCGGGAGCGGAAAAAACATCAAGAGCATCAGCAATCCGTGCGTGGCCCCAGAAAACTATCAACGCGTCGCTGCGTGGCTGCTGGCACAGTACAACCGCCGCAAAATCTATAGCGTAAAAAACCGCTGCAACCCGGCGCTCGAAACCGGGGACACGATCAAAATTTCGGACGCATTCGGACAGAATGAGAGCGCGGTGCAAACGGGCCTCGCGCTAACATTTGATGGGGGCCTTTACGCAATCACAAAAGGAGTGGGTGTATGAGCACGATTATCGATACCCTCATCAGCAATCGGACGCAGGCGGACGTGGAGCGGGTGCGGAAGCTGGCGGCGAAGGGCTTTGCCGCCATGACTTCCGACGAGCGGGCGGAATGGCTGACCGGGATGAAGGGCGCGTACAACGCTTCCGATCTGAACCGCGTGGGAACCGCCCTGAACTATCTGGCGGCGCGCCTCAGCTCGATCTGCGGCAAGAGCATCGCGTGGACGGCTAAAACCGATTGGGCCGTAACGGACATTATAACGGCATCACAGGCCGAGGCATACCGCAAGCAGGTGCAATCCATCCGGGACGCGCTTGCGTATCCTGCCGAAACGCCGGACGCGCCGCAGCTGGGCCGCTTGACCTACACCGATGCAAACAACATCGAGCGCATCCTGAAACTCTGCGAGGACTTAATCGTCAACGTTGCAAAATCTTTTCGCCACACCAGCGCGGCGGAGTGCGCCGCAGGAGGACTTCTGACATGACAGATCGACAACCCACAAAAATTCTCGCCAACGGCGCGATCCGCTACGGCGTCTATAATGCCGACGGCACGCTCAACCACTACGAATACCTCAAGCGCGAGGACGCGCCCACCGTCGAGGGAACGCCACTCAACAAGGCAAATCTGCTATCCGATGCGAAGATCTGGCCCGGCTCGAAGAAGCCGGACGACCCGACCGTGAATGACGCGCTCGGCAAGCTTTCGGAGGGTACGGCCAAGGTCGGCGACATCGCTATCACCGCCCGCACAGACCTCTCCGACGCATGGCTCCCGTGCGACGGGCGCACTGTATCGCAGGAACAGTATCCAAGCCTTTGCGCCGTCCTGCGGACGCCGGACAGCCCGGCGATTTGGACGGAAAAGACCGTATCAACAAACGTCGGAGCGGGCGGCGACGCGATCTCCTACGAAAACGGACATTGGTTCCGCACGTACCGGGACGCGACATCCGCGCACATTCTGGTGTCGGACGACGGCGAGACGTGGGTAGAATGGCCGATTCCGCAGAACTTCTGGACCGACTCGACCACACTTACTTCTCGAATTGTAGCAGCAAATGCTGTAAAGTACTACAATAATCAATATGTATGTAGCGTGTTAGTACTGTGCGCTACAACATCAGGCACAAAATACAGTTGGGGTGTTCTATTTGCAAGAGAGGTATTTAACGCATTTCAAATCGATTCCCCAGGGGTCTTCACCTGGTATGGTTCAGATCAGGTAGAAGACTTTACAGGTACGCGTGCAGACATATATTGGGATGGCCGCTACTTCTTTATAGTAGGTATAGAGGACGTTCCCTACGCCTCCATCGCCTTATTTCGATATACAGATCAGCTTACAGCTAAAACCAGACCAGCAACTAGCTCGGAAACATCGTGGACTGCTGGATCGCAACTCCCTGGGCGTGCTCTGCAGAAGATTCTCGTTCTGGCAGCAGGCGATGGCATTTTTATCGTAACTATACGTCCTTCCGACTCTAATGTCGACAACTCATACGGGTGGCTTTCATACTTCCAAGGTGTTACAGCATCACGACTTGACAAAGACCTGAACACACTTAAACCATCAGATTCTATTGAGTATGAAGCCTTTTTTGAGGTGAATAACGATGTATACCTATACTACACATTAGACAGGTCTGAATATTATCGCCGCAAAATAACGGTTGGAAGCACACTGGACGTATCGACGTCTAGGATAACTGAAGGCGATAGAATACAGTATGCGATAAGCTGCAGCGATCAGGTTGTAGGGGTGTACGATTCGACGGTTAAAGTAGCAGAAAATATAGAGCAAGGATGGGATTTTTCGGTTTCACTTCCTAAAGCCATTGGTAACTATCCTGTTGCAGTAGGTACCATCGTAAGACTGCCATACAAGTCTCAGGGCACGATTGTACAGGATGGTGTCCACGATTTTGCGTACGACAACAAGAAAATCCCTGCCATTACACCCGATAGTCGCAGCAAAGCCTACATCAAGGCGCTGGAGGAATAGCCATGCGGGATAGAATCGGCACAAACGATCTCGCAAACGGGGCCGTCCGGTACGGAGCGTATGACGCGGACGGAAGCCTCCTGCGGTACGCATGGCTTCGTCCGGAGGACGAGCCGCTGGAGGCCGGGACGCCGCTCACGGCCGGGAACCTGCTGACGGAACAGAGCGCCGCAAAGATCTGGCGAGCGGGCGACGCACCGGCGAACCCGATGGTAAATGAGGCATTCGAGAAGCTGTCGGAACCGAACTACCGCGTCGGCGATACCCTCACAACCGTCCGCGTCCTATCCGCCCCGTGGCACGCGTGCGATGGCTCAACCTTCGATCAGACTGCATACCCGGCCCTCTACGCCGTCCTCGGCGGCACGACGCTGCCGACGATCAGCTATTCCAGCGATACCACCACCTACATCAAAATGGCGGACGATTAGCCCGGCAAATAAAAGAGAAAGGTACAGAAAAATGGACACCAAAACCATCATCGTCACCCTCGTCTGCGCCGTGCTCGGCTCGTCCGCGCTGACGGCGGTAGTAAACGCCGTCGTCGGCGCGATACAGAAAAAGCGCGGCAAGGCCACGACGCAGGAAACGCATCTTGCAGAGATCGACAAAAAGCTCGGGAAAATGCAGGAGCATCAGGACGAACAGTATCTGGCTATCCTCCGCCTCACGATCATGAGCGAGGAAATGCCAATGGCTGAACGCCTGATCGCCGGAGAAAAGTATAAAAAAATGGGCGGGAACGGCGACGTGAAAAAATTCCTGCACCAGCTGGAGGCGCAGTGCGGACATAGCAGTGCGCAATAAATTGGGAGGCAGATATGCGGGTAAAAGGCAAGTGGAGCAAGGGCGAAATGGCGCGAACCATTGTTTTGTATCTGCTCCAGCTCATCACGACGGTAATTGTCTGGGCCTGCGCTCTGAAAACCGTCGCCGTCCTAATTGCAGTCATCCGCAACCCGGAGCTCGGCGCGTCGGTCGACCTGTCCGACGTACTCGGCTTTACCGGCTGGGCAACCATCACAGAGCTTGGCCTGCTTGCCTTCAAGCGGGTTTTTGCGAAGAAAAATGAAACAGTCGAATAGCGAAAGGAGTAATTACTTATGGACTACACACAAATTATCTCGGCAGTGATCGCGCTCATCAGCGCGCTCGTTTCGGCATTTTTAATCCCGTGGCTCAAAACCAAGATCGATGCCAACAAACTGCAAACCATCAAAACATACGTAGAGATCGGCGTAAAAGCGGCGGAACAGCTCTACGCGGCAACGGACGGCGAGGAAAAGAAAGCCTATGTGATCAATTTTCTGGCCGAACACGGAATCCGGTTCGACGTATCTACAATCGATCAGCTGATCGAGGCCGCCGTGCTGCAGCTGCACCACGAGTTGTACGGGAGTGA